CCCGCGAGCTGGCCGGCTTTGCCATCGACGAGCCCGCCCCGGCCGTCGGCTCCGAGGGTGTCGCGGAGGAAATCTTCGACATCGCCCTGTCGCGCTTGCGCCAGCCCGGCATGAAGTGGTACGGCGCCAAGCTCGCGGAGAACAACCCGGACGAGGCCCACTGGACGTACAAGCGCTTCGTCACCTCGCCCGACCCCGACTTCAAGCTCTGGCAGCCCGCGATGCCGGAGAACGCCCTGCACCTGCCGCCCGGCTACTACGCGGAGCTGCGAAGACTGTGGGGCCACCGGCCCGACCTGATCCGCCGGTTCGTCGAGGGCGAGTTCGGCTTCCAGTCCATCGGCAAGAGCGTGACCCCGCAGTGGGCCGATAAGTTGCATCTGGCGATCCAGCTGACCCCGCTCGCCCGCACCGAAGTCGTCATGCTCTGGGACTTCGGCCTCAACTGCACGTGCGTGCTGACGCAGCGCTCGCCGCAGGGCCACTGGCTCATCCTCGATGCCTACTGCGGGCCGGACGGCACCGGCGTCGAGGAGGTCATCGAGAACTACGCCCGGCCCCTCTGGCTGGACCGCTATAAGCCCCTCAACTGCACCCTCCGTCATATCGGCGACCCCGCCGGGCAGCAGCGCGAGCAGAGCGCGGCCTCCCGCACCGCCGTCAGAGCGATCCTCAAGTCCATGGGCGGCAACTGGCGCAGCGGCCCCGTGAAGCCCGAGGAGCGCATCGAGCCCCTGCGGGCGGTCCTGACAAAGCAGATCGGCGGCCGGGGGCTCGTGCAGGTGGACCGTGAGCGGGCCTCCTGCGTGTGGTACGCCCTACGCGGCGGCTGGCACCATCACATCTCCAAGCAGGGCATCGTCTCCGGCGTGCCTGTGAAGAATGAGCACAGCCACCCCGGGGACGCGATGGGCTACGGCGCGGCCGTCCTCTTCCCCCTCGGCCGGTTGCAGGGTGCCCGATCTGGCCTTATAGTACCCCAGAGCGGAGGGTACTTCGGCAGCGGCCGTCGGCCCGCCCAGCAGAGTGGACCTTTCAAGGCTGCGGCCCCCGGCTGGACACCTCCGGCGGACGGCCAGCGCCAAGCCCCCTTCCGGACCCAGGTGGGTCAGCAGACACCAGTCACCAGGAGCTAACATGGCCACCATCACCCCGACCGCATCGACCGACGCCAGCGGCGCTTGGGTCGCGACCTTCACCAACGCCGGCCTCGGCGACGGCGATCAGGTCTCCACCGGCGTCGAAGTGCCGCAGCTCCTCAACGGCATGTGCGTGCAGTTCGCCGGCACCTGGGGCGACGACGGGTCCATCTCGATGCAGGGCAGCATAAATGGCACCACTTGGACCACCCTGCTCGACATCGCCGGCGACCCGGTCACGGCCACCGCCAACGCCCTCTTCCAGGTCGCGGTCCTGCCCCGCTATATCCGCACTTTGCAGGGCGAGGGACAGGCCGCCGTCACGGCCGTGAACGCCTACGCATCCGGCCAGCGCGGCTAAGCACATAGGGGGTCCTTGTGGACACCAAACCGACCATCGGGATGGCTGGGCCGTCCGAGGCCGCCGAGCGCGAGATCGTTCCGGTCCTCCAAGGCTACATGTCCGAGGCCGTCCAGGCCCGGAAAGGCGGCCTCAATCCCCGCGACGACAAGTGGGAGGAGTGCCTCCACCTCTACTGGAACCGCATGGACCACAGCGGCAAGGCCGAATGGCAGGCCGCTGAGACCCTCCCCGAGGTCCCGGCCTTCGTGGACCGTTTCGCCGCCGCCCTCAAGGAGGCCCTCGTCACCGGCCCGACCGGTTTTTACACCGTTGTGGACCCCGCCGACACTGAGGGCGACCTGACCTCCGCCGTCAAGCGGATGACCGACGTGTGGCTGTCCATCTGCGGCCGCAACCAGAGCGGCCATTGCCTGGGCTTCCCCGCCGTCTTCGAGGAGCAGTGCAAGCTCGGCGCCCTGATGGCCATGTGCGGGACCGTCACATGGAAGGAAGACGTGCCCGGCGGCCGGGTCGCCATCGAGACCACGGACCCGCGCCTCGTCTGGCTCGACCACACGTACCGCAACCTATACCGCATCCGTCGCATCGAGCTGGACAAGCACGAGCTGCGGAAGATGGCCTCTCAGACCGACCGGAAGGGCAAGCCAATATGGAACAACGACGCGATCCAGCGGATGCTGGCCTGGGTGGAAGGAGAAGCCCAGAACAGAAGGCAGCAGATGGTAGGGCATGGCGTGGAGGTTTCATCAACCCGTCAGCCCATCGTGATGGACGAGTACATCGCGACGGTGATCGGGAACGACGGGAAGGTGCTCGCCGAGGACGCCCTGATGGTCGTCGGGAACGATCAGTTCCTCCTGCGCGGACCGGAGAAGAACCCGTTCTGGCACGGCGTGGACTGGAACGTCTTCGCGCCGCTCGTAACCGTTCCGTTCAGCGTCTACGGCCGTAGCTACATGGAAGACTTCGGGTCCGTGGCCCAGGTCTTCAACAACCTCACCAACCTGATCCTCGACGCCGTCCAGATGTCGAGCATGAAAGCCTATGCCGTCGTGCCCGGCATGCTGACCGACCCCGGCCAGCTGAACGGCGGCATCATCGCGAACAAGATGTTCTTCCTCGAAGAGGGGAACATGGCGAAGGACTTCATCTCCCCCGTGGAGCTGGGGTCCATGAGCCCCGAGGTCTTCCAAATCTGGTCCGCGATGAAGAACGAGCTGCGGGAGGCCGCCGATATCAACGAGGTGGGCCTCGGCCAGTTCGCCCCGAAGGGCCGCACCAGCGCGACGGAGATCAGCCAAACCCAGGAGAGCAGCTCCGCGATCATCCGCTCGGTCGCCCAGACCATCGAGACCCGCTTCCTCAACGTCATCCTCGACCTCGTGTGGAAGACCGGCCTCCAGCACGCCCGCCCGAACGACCTGATGATGCAGAACGCGGCCGGGAAGGATATGTACATGGCCCTGCTGGGCCGGAAGCGGGAGCTGATCGCCCGCCCGATCACCTTCCAGGCCCGCGGCATCTCCACCCTCATCCAGAAGGGCAAGATGCTGAAGTCCCTCCTCACGCTCATGGGCTTCCTCTCCCAGAAGCCGGAGTTCCTCGCGGCCTTCATGCAGCGCATCGACATGGAGAAGTTCCTGAAGTTGATCTTCAACCTCTCCGACGTGGACCTCCAGAAGGTCGAGATCAGCGAGCGGCAGCGCCTTATGAACGACGTGGCCGCCCAAATGCAGCAGGGCGCCGCCGGTTTGACGGCCGGGCAGCCCCCACCGGGGCCGCAGGCGATGGCAGAGACGGGCCAGATGGCCCAGATGTTGGGAGTAGCGCAATGATAAAAGAGCCCGAGGCCCAGGCCCGGGTCCTGCACGACGGGATCGAGTATCTGGAACAAGCCCTCCCCCTCTTGGAGGAGATGATCGAACGGGAGCAGGCCCAAGTCCTGCAGCGGGTGGCCGCCGCGATGAAGGCCGGCACCCTGTCCGGGGACATGGCGGTCACAATGTGGCACCAGTTCATCGGCCCGGAAGCCTTCCTGACCCGTATCCGTAACCGGATCAAGGCCAAGAGCGTCATATTGACGCAGGTGGAGAAGCAAGCTAACGTCCCCACGTTGGGACAAATGACGGGAGACCACAAGAATGCCACGTAAGCGCACGAAACCGGCCCGTGAGGCGCCGCAGGACGACATCTTCGCCGCCCTCGCAAGGCACGGCACCCACAACTTCCAGGAACAGCCCACCCGGCGCGAAGCGTCGGCGCCTGCCGGCCCCTCGGTGGAGCAGCTCCAGGCCCAGATCACGGCCCTGACCGGCCAGATCGACGACATGAACCGCCGCAGCATGATGCGTTCGACCCCGGCCCCGGCTCCGCAGCCCGGACCCAAGCCCGTCTCGGCCTCGGACGTGCAGCTCGACCTTGTCTCCGGCATGCCCGATCCCTCCCTGGACCCGAACGCCTACCACCGCACGGTGCAGGACCGGGTCGCGGCCTTCGTGAAGGCCCAGGGTGAGGTCATCGTGCAGCGGGCACAGCCCCGGCAGGACGACAGCCAAGCCACCGCCGACCGCCTGTGGAACGACTTCTCCGAGCAGTACCCGGAGTGGGCGGAATATGGCGACATCGTGCAGGTCGTGGCCCAGCAGGTGGTCCAGCGCGAGCAGGCCAAGGGCATCGACGGGCAGCTCTACGTGATCGGCAACACCTCCACCTTCTTCAAGGACGTGGCGGCGGAGCTGGGCAAGAAGTACGGCGCCCTCATCGAGGGTGACGAGGACGAGGGCGAGGAGGGCTTCGAGCACGAGGTCGTCGCGTCCCGTCGGGATAACCCGTTCGAGGACGACGGCCGGACCGCCGGCGTTATGGGCGGGATGGAGAGCGGCGGGAAGCCCAACAGGGGCCGCCCCTCGACAGCGCCGGAGGGCTCGGATATGATCGCCGACCTGCAACAGATGCAAGTGAAGACCGGATACTATTGAGTTTCGGGGGGGTGCAGCGGCGGAAAGATAAACCGCAGAGCTGCCGATGAGGTGCAAGTCCTCTGCCCCCCGACCAGTTCGCAAGTGTGGGTAACGGCCGGCCAGCCGTGGCCCCTGGCGTAGCCCCGGCGGGGTCTCCCCGTCGCCTCGCCGGGGCCTCCTATTGCCTGTGGTTCCGTTATGTGGTAGTGCTACGGCATGCCAGATTGGGGAACCAGACGATCCGACCCAGCGCGTTACGCGAGGGAATATCGGAAAAAGAATGCCGCCGCACAAAGCGCGTGGCGGCGCGAGTACCACGAACGCCGGAAAGCAGACCCGGACTACGTGGAGATGCGGCGACGGAGCGATGTCGCCGGGCGGCGCAAGCGTAAGTACGGCGTAACTCGCGAGCAATATGCAGTTATGTTGACAGCGCAAAGCGGCCGCTGTAAGGTCTGCAACGAGTTCCGAGGTGACGGGCTTCGGGTTGATCACTGCCACGCAACGGGGAAGGTCCGAGGACTGCTCTGTGACAGCTGTAACAACGGCTTAGGGCGGTTTCGGGATAACCCAGAGCGGCTACGACGTGCCGCCCGTTACATAGAGGAGCAAGGTCCATGTCTTGGACTTTTCATGCGCCAACCGGAACTTACCGCAATCATGCGCTGAGTTCCGACATTCGGCGCCAAGCTATCGCCGACACCCAGTTCATGAAGTTCTTCCGTGCCGAACCCGGCTATGGGAAGAAGAAGGGCGAGAGCGTCACGATCACCAGGATCATGAAGCTGCCGCTCGCCACCCGCGTTTCCGAGACCGAGCGTCTCCCGAGCGGCCGTCCGGCCATCGAGACGAAGCAGGTGTCCGTCTCCCAGTGGGGCTACAAAATCCCCATGACGGAGTTCGAGACCCAGCTCACCCACTTCAACCTGATGGACCCGTTCCAGCAGGCGCTCAGGGACCAAATCTCCCTGACGATGGACGTGATGTGCGCTGACGCGCTCAAGCTGACCCCGCTCAAGTACACGCCCCTGACCACCGGCGGCGAGTTCGTGATCGACGGCTCGGCCGACAGCACCTCGAACAGGAACCTGGAAGTCCAGGACCTGCGGCGCATCCACGACCGCCTCCACGGCGACCTGAAGTGCCCGAAGTTCCGCAACGGCAAGTACGTGGGCATCCTGTCCACCCGCGCCGCTCGCGGCCTCAAGAACGACAGCGAGTACAAGGATTGGCTGGCTCCGCAGACCTCCGAGCCGCTGATCTCCGGCAAGCTGAAGTCCATCGAGGGCTTCGACCTCTACGAGACCAACCACACCGACGCTCTGGCCGATTTGATCGGTAACTCGACCACCACGGGCGAGGCGATCTTCTTCGGCGCGGACGCTGGCGGACTGGTCTCCGTGATGCAGCCGGAACTTCGCACGGGCATCCCCGAGGAACTCGGTCTGTTCCGTGAAGTGGGCTGGGTCGGCGCCCTTGAGGCGTTCCTCGTTTGGGAGCGTCCCACGATGGCCCGCGTCGTTCATCTGGCCTCGACCTAATCCGCGGCCAATAGGAGAACACCACCATGTCTCACGAAGTCATCAACACCCGTTGGCAGCTGTCGGCGGCGGACACGCCGAACATCGACAGCGCGGGTGCGGTCTCCGAGTTCGTCTTTCCGTTCCCGGTGATCATCAAGAAGGTCGCGCTGCTCGTCACGACTGCCGTTGTGACCGACGACAGCACGGCTTGCACCCTGACGCTGACCCGTCGCCCGGTTGTTGGCTCGTCCAGCAACGCGGTGACGCTCGGCACCTTCAACGCCATCGCCGCCGGCGTCGATCCCGCAGCGGGCTCCTTCATCTGGGCTCCCTGCATCATCGCCGACAACGATGGCGAGCAGCCGGAGGACTACGACGCGGACACCTCCCGCGCCGTCCGGTTCGAGGCCCCGAACAGCAACATCACCGCTCCGGAAACGGGCGAGGATGCCTGGACGATCCTCCCCGGCCAGTCCTTCGCGATGACCCTCGCGTCCAACGCGGAAGGCGATAGCGGTGCGGTCTACAGCGCAGTCGAGTACGTGGCCCTGCCGTTCAACGCGCAGTTGATCGATCAGGACAACATGACTGAGAAGACCGTATCGTAAGCACAGGGGGGCTTCGGCCCCCCATCTCTTCAGGAGCGTCCTATGGCCCTTTATGGCGGCTTGGACCAGACCAAGCATCTTGACGAGTTCAACACCCCGCTGCCCACAGCCCAGGGTGTTCTCTCGGCCGCTGCTCGGCGCGCACTTGCCATCGCCAACCTCTTCGGCGGTGACGACAGCCCGGCGGTGGAATTCCCCGATGACATGACCGTCGTCGGCGCTACCGTCCTTGAGGGCACGGCGAATGTCGAAGGCGTCTTCACCGCCGAAGGCACTGCCGTCTTCGAGGACACCGTTGAGTTCGAGGCCGCAGTCCAGAACACGACCGATGTCGGTACCGTCACCACTGGCGCGACCACGGTCGCTCACGAGGGCGGCGACGGCATCTGGCACGAGACCCTGCTGACGATGACCAACTTCTCGATGGGCAACGTCGGTGACAACGCCTCACTCGGTATCGGCGCGAAGTTCTACACCTTCCCCGCCGGTGAGATCGTTGTGAAGGATATGGTCCTCGCGGGCACCTTCTCCGCAGCCGTCTCCGTCACCGCGCAGACCCCGGAGTACGGCATCGGCTCCACCATCGGAACCGGCGCGACCGCGACCCTCGGGACCACGCTGGAGACCTATATCGATGGTGGCGCAGCTGGCGGAATGGTCGGCGGTACGGCGGTCCTCGCCGATCTGACCGGCGCAGTCGTCCACGCCAAGTCCACGCTCGCGGCCAACACCGAGGGCTTCTGGATCAAGGCGTCCGGCGGCCTTACGCATGACCTCTTCCTCAACGCAGCGTGCGCCTGGGCGGACATTGACGCCGTCGCGCCGTTGCTGTTCACCGGCACGATCAGCTTCCGGTGGAGGAAGATCACATAACGCAGTCACAACAAGACGGGAGACTACCAATGTCAGGCTTCACTCCAATCGGGCAGGGTCACTCGACACCTGCCCGCCCTTCTTCCGAGCGTAAGATCGACTATGATCGGCCGGGTGGCGTGATCATCAAGTTGATCGCCGATCTCGGAATGGAAGTATTCATGTACCGGGCCGAGCCGGGCGTCTATCTGTCAGCCCACGGGACGGAAGTCCCAGAGGTCCTGGCGAAGCGCGCTGGCTTCGACACGGAAAGGTTGGGTAAGCTCCGTGAGCACTCCCGCCTCGTGGCGCAGGCCACCGAGGTCTATGCCAAGCAGCTCGACATCAACGAGACGAAGGCCAGCCGCACTGTCATCGCTGAGAAAGACGGGTTCCAAGTCGTCCTTATCGGAGGTGTCCGCTATGGTATCTTCTCGCCGGATGGTATGGAACTCACGAAAGGAATGCCGCTCACCGAGGCGGTCGCCCTTGAACTTCTTGAACAGCTGGCCCCGTCCTCGAAAGTGGATGGAGCTGGAAGCGATGGAAGCGGAGAGCGAGCTGCCGGAGGCCGCGTTCGGAAGCCCTAAAGGAGCGGCCTGATGGCCACCTATCAGGAAATCCAGACCAGGGTGGGGCAGATCATCATCGATCTGCCCACTACTGTCACGGCCCAGCTCCCGACCCTCGTGAACGAGGCGATGCGCTCCATCCAGCGGCAGCACAACTTCCGCGTGATGAAGTCCACCTCGCAGCTCTTCACGACCACGTACCAGACCGCCGCGCTCGGCGCGGTCCCGTCCAACTTCAAGTCCTACCGTGGCCGGCCCGTCCTCATCAACCAGGACGGCTCGGTGCAGCAGCTGGAGGTTGTCGGGCACCAAGACGAGATGACCCGCGACTTCGGGACCACCGCCGGTGGCGAGGCCGACGCGGACCTGCTGATGGGCCGTCCCCGCGTCATCACGATGGGCGACCCGTCGGACGTGGCCGGCACGATGAACTTCCTGGTCGGGCCGATCCCCGACGACCTGTCCCTGTATGACGACGGGGACTATCGCATCAGCGTGCCCTACTGGAAGTGGATGCCGGCTCTCAGCGCCTCGTCGGACGAGAACTGGTTCACCACCTACGCGGACGACTACCTGACCTTCCAGGCCGCCGCCGAAGGTTTCTTCGACGACCACGATGTCGAGAACGGCACCTATTGGCAGCAGAAGGCGCAGCAGCGCTTGCAGGAGATCATCATCTCCGACAAGCAAGACTGGGCCATTCAGCGCGACATCCTGATCCCGCAGCCGGACGCCCTCCGGACCCCGCTCTCCCGCCCGTTCCGCTTCGGTCAACGCTGGACCCGTGGCGGCCTGTGAGGTAGAGTAGGCCACTAACAAGGAGCCCGCTCTATGGCCAGCCCGCCGTTTGCCATTGCCGAGACCACCCCCGCGAACGGGGACATCGTCAGCCTCTTCCCCGGCGTCGAGCGGACCTACCGCGACGTGGTGGAGAGCTGGCTTCTCAGCATATCCACGACATACGGGTATCCCCGCGTCCCCACCCTCTCGACCGCCCAGCGCGATGCCGAGACCAACTGGGGCGACGGGAACATCATCTATAACGACACCCTCGGCCGCTTCCAGGTCACCACGAGCATCGACCCGGACGTGTGGGTGAGCCTCGGCCCGGAGTTCAGCTCCGGCACGAAGGTCGTCCTCGGCCAGACCAGCGCCCCCACGGGCTACACGAAGGTCTCCGACGCCGCGTATAACGACGCCGCGCTCCGGATGGTCACCGGCTCGGTCACGCCCACGGGCGGGTCTGTGGCCTTCACGACCGCCTTCGCGTCCCAGACGCCCGCCGGCACCGTCGGCGGCACCGCGCTGACGACCGCTCAGCTG